ATTCAGCATAATGTTCATTAATTGACCACTTTTAGACTGGATTCTTACGCCCTCATTAACAGGCACACAGTTAGGGACCATTTTACGACCCTTTTTCTTCATACCCCTTTGTTGATAACCATCCCAGCAAGGATCCTTATCGTTACTGTCTTTAACAGATTTGTTTTTTACTTCATTTAACTCAGTAGATTCCTCAACTTTCTTAAGACGGGTATAATAATCAGGACGTTCAGCTAGATGTTGAAGGGCGATAGTCTCAGCCTCGTTCTTATCAGTAGTATGCTCCATCTCCACCTTAATACCTTGCTTCAGTTGCTTATTAATTCTTTCTACTGAAGTCTTATGCTTTTTTGCAATCTCATCAACGGAACTGGGCTTCTTCATATCACAATCGCAGCCCATTTCCTTTAGGATCTTATTAGTCAAAGGAGTGTTAAAAGACGGAAGCCTTGGGCCTAATTTATCGACATTAGGCAATTCTTGCTGTCTTGTCGTAGTAGTTCCTTCAATTTTTTTAGTGAGTCTATGTTTTCTACCAGAAGTTTTATGTTTATCGGGGTTGATAGTAAAGCTATTAGACTCATCTAATTCTTCATCAGATGACAGGTACTCAGCAGCACTATCAATGTAATCAGCCGCCCTAGTGATCTTTGATTGCACCCAGGCTGGTAATTGATGACCAGATGACTTAATGGTTTTTCTTAGTTTTGAGATTGATTTTTCAATGTTATCAAGCTCAATACGGGCCATATATCCTTCATCATCTTTCTTTTTACCACTGGCAATTTCCTTATGATCTTCTGATAACATTGTTTGAATAAATTAATAGTTATTTAGCTTTCTTCATTCATTTTGGCCTTAAGTAATTTAAGAGCCTCTGCTGTTGTGCCAACAAACACAGCATTATTGGTAACACTGGTGGGACCTTTTCGTTCAGTCTCAATGTCTTTGAGCTTTTTATGGATGTCAATAATCTTTTCTGCAGAGTCAACAGTTTGTTTGACTAGCTGACCCACAACCTCAAAGGCTCTTGCATTTTCAGTCTCTTGGGCTAATTCAAGAGCACAATCAAGAGCTTCTTTACTCTTTTCGATAGTGCTATTAAGGATGCCAAAGACATAAGCAACATCATTATCAAAGTTTGTCAAGACTTTACTAGGTTCTTCTGCTTGCTCTATTGGGGTCGGACTTTTGTTCTCAGACTTCTCTATCTCAGCTGAAACAGGTTCTGCAACAACATCAATGTTAAAGGTAGATTTTAATTCGTCAAATTTCTTTGCTTTTGCCATAATTAATCAAACTCTGTTATGAAACTGAATGGATCTTTAGGTCCAATCAGTTGGTTATCTATTGTTGTTATATTTAATACATCAGATCCTGAGATGTGCAGTTGTGATGGTGTATCAAAGAGGCTTCTTGTTACAGTCAATACATTTCCATTTTTTGCATCAACAAATAATGTCTCGCCATTGATTGTGATAAAGGTCTGCGCTGTTATGCTATCTGAATTTGTTACTTCAATAATGTTATCATCTTTTTCAGCATCTTTTGATAATGTAGTAACAACAGTTCCTGTATAGTTTTTGGTTGCCTTGGGTGTTACATTAAATCGAATGTCCTCATTTTGAGAACTACCATCATAGCTACCAGCAATAAAACCAAAAGACACCTTTTTGATGATGTTCTTAGAAGCAGTATCTGAAGAAATTGGAATAAAGAAGTAAATCTCAGCCGAGAACTTAAGCGTCCACAATAGGGTTCGTCTCTTATCAAAGTTACCCTCATAGTCGTCAATCATCACAATGTCATCAAGGTTAAAAATAATGTCGCGCTTTTCATTGATCTCATCAATCATAACAACACTGACAGAATAAGTTGGTCTAAAGTAGGGAAGAATTTGCTCCACAATCTGGAACATATCATCCTCTAACTTTGAAAAGATGCCAAGTTCTAGAAAAAGAGTATAAGGTACTGGTAAATAACCCGTTCTTAATTGGTTGTTTTTATCCGTTGCCTTAAAGATTTCGGTTGAGGTTGTTTGTTTTGATGTATTAGGACGAAGATTAATAATCTCCATTGACATTCTAGGTGATGTAATCTGAATCGGTTTGTTTAAGTCTGGAGATTGCTCTAATCTTGCGAGAAATTTTTGTGTTGGCCCATAAGCAATAGGGACTCTTATCGTAGAGACAACTTCTCCCTCATCATTCTTATGCTTGATGTAGATGTTATTGAAAAGTGTCCCAAAGGCATAGAGGGTCTTTCTTAGTGTCTCAAAGTAAAAGTGTTGGAACATTGTTATACCCTCCCGAAGATGTTGTATTCAGTATCGTCAATAATCTTGGCAGCCTCAACTTGAATGTCATTATTCTGGGAGAATAGATCAATAGAAATACCAATACTCTGTGCATCCTCAATTGTCAACGTGCCAATTCCAGATTGAACAGTGTACTGGGCATTGGATTCAGAACCTGTAATAATTTCACCATTGACAAAAGATCCAGTAATGTTTCCAACCTGTAGGATGTTATTAGGAGCATCCCATACCTTAACACGGCCACTATTGCCTGTTACTGAACCAGTCACAAGCTCATTAAAGAAGAAGTTGCCGGTGCTAAGACTATCTGGGGGTGAAATGACAATTTGAGGTACTTCGCTATAACCAATACCAGATTGAACAATTCTGATTTCTTTCAATGATCCATTTTCAATAATAGGTCTTAAAATAGCAGATGATGTTGCTAATCCCGCAACAGTGATAGTTGGTTCTGTTGAATAACCTTTACCGGGATTAAGAATTGTTACGACGCCAACAATCCCATCGGCAATAATAGAATAGGCCTGAGCACCGGAGCCCCCGCCACCATAGAAGGCAACAGTTGGGGCAATAGTATAGCCGAAACCTGGATTAGTAATCTCGACGCCTTGAACCCGGAATAGAGATGCATCGGGTTGGCAAAGATCCACAATACCACCAATCATCGTGGCAATACCTGTTGCAGTTACCCCAATAGATGGACCAAATTCTACTCTTGGTGGTGATGTATAACCATCACCTCTGTTTGTTATGATAACCTGACTTACACCGCCATTAACAATAGATGTAATGGCAGTGGCTGTTGAACCAACACCAACCATTTGATAATACTCGACATAACCTTGGTTTTGGGTATTATCATCAATAAATTCAAGACCAGTATCAATAATCTCATCTTGATACCTAAACAATTCACATCTTAACTTATACACATAATTCTCTTGGAGTTGATAGAATGGATCCTCGTGCTGAACGAATTTGATTTCGAACAATCTATCACCAAGAGGAAACCAAACAAGATCCCCTTCTTTTGGTCTATCGGGTAGTTCAATGTCGGGGATGTTTTGAATGAGTGGTGTTATGTAAGAGCTGAATCTTTCTCTAGAAATTGTAAGATTGAGATCCAATTCTGGTTTAATACCAAACTTACTGAGCAATGTCCCTGCTCCCTCATAACCATCATAATTATCTGGATACGCTTCTAAAGGGAAAGCATTAGTAAACTTAGACTCAATAACTTCCCTAATTACTTTTCTTTTTGTGACATAGAGACGTGGAATATAATAAATGTCAACCCCGTGGATCTGGATTGCTTCATTTATTATACTCTGGATTAATCCTTGTTCTTGTTTTGCTCCTTGTAGAAAGAACTGGTTTAACATCTCATAATGACACACCCATAGCTATTTAACTAATTTAACCGACCAAATCTAGTGGCGGCAGTTCGTAAGAGCTACTCATTTCCTCTCTGATTAAATCTAATTCTCTTTGTGCATCATCATAAATCTCTCTGCCGTTCAATTCAACACCACCAGGCAGCTTAACTCCTCGGAATTTTAATAGGTTAGCGCCCCATTGTCTTTTAATTAGGGCTGTTGCATAACGCTTAAGGAATGAGTCGTTCCATACCTTATAAGAATCTGCTGGATTAAGAGCCCGGTAACATTCGATCAGGATGTAACTATCTACTGTCATTGTGTCCCAGTCAACATCAATGTATAGTCTACCCTGTCTTTTATTGAATCGAATAGGTTTCTCTGTCGAAAGAATCCAATCAATGTCCTCAAGATAACGTTTAACCATCGTGTAAGATAGTAACTCTGTAGAGCCCCAATAGTACAGGTCATTCAAGAACAACTGATACTTAATGCTGAACATATTACTTGAAAGGGTGTTTGTTCCTTCGAACTTGAAGATTCGATTAACACCCATAACATAATCAGGAAGCTGAATGTAATTCCTATCCTCTTGAATGTTGTATTCTTTTCCTGCGCTTGATGTGGTTGTATTGATAGGATTAATTTTACCTTTGGCCCTGTCAACATCTTCTTGAGAAAGCTTATACTTCATATAAGTCAATTCAACACCGTCAAAGTGTCTTTCTTGGAAGTATTGGATTGCATCATCAATTCTATCTTCAACTTGCTCTTGGGCAATGTTGATTTCGAGAACAGGTGCGCCTAGCTGTCTTAGGCAATACTCTATGAATTCTTGTCTATTGGTAGGTTGTGCCATTAAATTTTACCGATTTTAGAGATTGTTTCTTGTTGGTAAAAATAAAGTTTCATAAAGTATCTTGCAAGATTCTTGGCATCATCTAAATCGGTCAAGGTTTCAATTTCTCTTGAAAGACGCTCGTATTCAAAGTTAAGATTTAGGCTTTCGAGTGTGATGTTTTCTGGATTCATTTTGCAAAATTCATAAGAAGTTCTTTAATTACACATAGATCATTTTTAAGGCAGGCAATTTCGTTTTCAATAGTTTCAATCTTGCAGTGTTCTTTTTCTTTGGCTGCCTTTCGCATCAAATATTTATTGTATTCATTATGATTGTTATTGACAATACCATTATTAGATAAGTCTCTGTTTAAGGAGTCTTTATCTTTAATGGGGATAAGTTGAGACATTATGCTAGGGCGATGGAACGAATGTCCTTGATTTTAGGAACATAAGCCTGATTCGTTGAAGTAAGAATCAGTTTGATTCTATAATACTTGAACGGTGGCAGATTGTTAGAGGTAAACTCATACTCTCTGTAATTTTGAGGCTCAAAAGATAGGGTATTATTCTTTTGAATAAACCTATCTGGTGTTCCATCATTAAGGCTAAAGTCAACCGTATTACCAAGAGAATCTAGATTATTATAACCAGGGAACAATTCATAGATTGGATTACCATTTTCTTCAGTATCAATGGCATAGAGGGCTCTGATGTCAGAATAGCTGTTAACATCAGCAGTTACAAGCAACTTAATTGATGTTGCAGGGATCTCAAGCCGATAAGCATTAGTTACATAGATGAAAGCATTTTGATCTCTGGTTAAAGAGTTGACTCTGTTATCACCAGCATAAGCATCATCAGCAACAATCTTATTGACTCTGTTGGAGGTCGTGATAATACTATTGCGGGTTAGATCAATGCAAGGGGTTAGTCTACTATCATTTGTAGTCAAGGTTGCAAGTAGATTAAATGACTTGTTTCCAGGTAGGGTTGAAAGTAGATTGGTCTCATTGACCTTAGATGCAATAATCCGTGGTGAATCGAAATAGTTATATTCTCTTAAGGTCACGGAGGAGTAACCTTTATCAACAAAGGCAACCTCATTGCCGGAAACACTCTGACCGCTAACAGTACGGACTTGGGCTGTTACATTAGTATTATTGGGAATAAAGGTTTCGATTAAGGGTGTGATCAATTCGTAAGGCATATTTTGGGTTGCCCTTACAAGATTACCACCAGATGATTTTGTGGTATTGAAGAACAGAGCAGGATACAGACCACTTCCAGTACGGTTTGAAATGACCTTTGTGCCAACAGTTTCGGCTGCTTGATTAATCTTTAAGGAATAATAATCAAGTCCCACTGGTGATACAATAGTCGCATCCTCAAGACGATGGGTTCTATTGATTCTTAAGAGAGAAACGCCATTCAGTTCATACTTATAAACAACGGTGTTCACAGGATGATTAATCGCAAGAGTCGAATCAATAGCCCTGGTGATACCGTTAAGGCTACCAGTTGTTACCGAGGTGTACTTAATAATTTCATTATTGATGATGGCATAACCCGGATTATTGATACTAACAGGATACCCTTCAAAGTTAGCAAAGAGAGTAGCATCACTTACGCTAACATTGGTTGTTGCCGTATTAGAAAGCGCAACAGTTAGTCTTGCTGGATTTGTATCGGGTGTTACATTTTTGATGGTAACATAATTAAGATCAGAGTGCATCCCGTGGTTTAGATGTCTGACTCTAAAGTTGAGACCATCATTTTCAACTTGAATTGGTGCAGTAATTGTTACATTACCACCAGTAGAATTATTAAGAGTTGTTAAAGTGCCAGATGAATTATAATACCTTAGACTGTTACCAACACCCACACCAGTTGCAAAGTTACCTTGAACATTATCAAGAATAATTTCATTAAACTGAGTTACATCAGCAATAGAGATTCTTAAATTACGACCTAAAGTTGTAGAACCAATCTGTGATGCGGTTAATACATCACCAATCTGATAACCAGAGCCACTTGTTGCAATTGTTGCACCAACAGCAACACCATTGCTGATTGTGATGTTGGCTGTTGCATTACGTCCAGTTCCAGTTACTGATGTTAGAGCAACATTATTGTAAGTAAATGAGCCAGTTGATGGTGTGTAACCGATACCAGCAGAGGTGATTGTTAGCCCACCATTTGAGGTTCCACCAGTAGCAAGGCCCACCTTAGAAACATAAATTCCGGTAGCCTCAGTGCTTGGCTGATACACAGTCTGGCCAAACTTAAAGTTAGCATCACTTTCAGTAATAGTTGTTGCAAGGCCAACTCTTATTCTACGAGAAATAAGATCGAGTGGATTATTGGAAAGAATAGGTACTTGGGAATTACCCTCAGAAAGATCAGGATTATAGAAGTTGATGTAACCAGGATTTGTGGTGAATTCGGCTCGGTATAAGCGGAATTTTAGATCCTCGAATTGACTTGGTGACCAAGTAGATGCGTTTTGTGACTTGAAAAGAGAACCAAGAGTTGGCTGAGTTTCTACAACCTTACCATTGATTGAATCCCTTTCCCCTAGTCTTGAAATCCATACTCGGTATGATGTAGAGTTTGATAGCAGTACGATGGAGTATTCTTGATTTGGTTCCAGATAAACAGGGGATTCAAAGGTGAAGGTAGTGGCTAGACTGCCATCACTTGAGATGTTAACAAACTCGGGATTTAATGAAACCTCACTGAATGGTAGAACCGTTTTTGTAGGAGTTCCCAGTTCCATCGTCCTGATTTGACAGGTAACGGGAATTGAGGCATCTTTTGATTCAAAGTAAACATCAAGCTTGGTCAGGAAAATACCTGTTGGCTCATCGCAAGCAAAGGATTGGGCTAATGGGTCGATGTATAGACCAGTAAACTGGGCTTCTGCTCTTGTATCAGAGAAAGAATTTGTAACAACATTAGCATTTCTGATTGAAATAATCTTTTCTTGGATAGTCTGAGTTTTTCCTTCAGCAAAGAACTTATTCTCACCAACGCTAAGAGGTTGACCTGGGATTGGATTGTTCTGAGGGTGCGATGTAAGTCTGAAAGTTTTTGTCCCAGCCGTAAAGGTTGGGTTTTCAGGAACATTAGGATTAGGAATAAAGAACGAGCCAATAACATCACCCTTATTATCAGCAATAAGTCTTAAATTGGTTACAACAGCAACAGCCCCACTGGTTTCACCAACAAGAACATAACCATTTTGAATACGACCATAATAATTCCCCTCCCCTTGTAAGGCAAGACTGGATGTATCGACGTTTACAATCGTAGAAGTAGACGAATAAGACTCAGGTAGAGATGTATTACGATAGGGTTCAACCGTGTATTTTTCAGTAGGACTATCGAATCGACCTGCCTTATGGTTAGGTTTTGCGATTCTAAAATAACCTTGGGTTAAATAACTGTTGCCGGTATAATAATAAATCCGAACTCTTTCCCCAATAGAGAAAGTTCCGGTAAACATTGATACCTCAATTAGCTTAGGGAAACAGAAACTAGAAACATCAATTCCATCAAAGAAAGGATAAACCCTTGTTCCCCTTTCAAAGGCAACACCTTTAAATTCGATGTTCCTTGATCTCATATTTGGAATAATGTCAACCGAAACTACACTATCTCCAAGAGATTGGGTATCAAATGTTTCGGTAACGATTGTTTGAGTACCACTTCTTCCATAAATCGCATCGAGAGTTTGAACATAAAGTCCACCAGTTGGAACTACTCCTTGAGCAAAAGCATCGGTAGATGAACCAGTCCAACGTGCAGGACCGAGAAGATTTTGTCCTTGGAAAACCGATGGAACGCCATTCGTGATACCAGTGGCACTTCCAACCCACCGGGGATTACCAT